ATATTCTTCAACTAACTACGATCATTTCGTAGATTCTATGGAAGATGTATTCTCACCAGAATCAGGTAACTCAGGAGAGAAACTTGTTCTTTGTTCAAGAAAGGTTATGTCTTTCTTTAACAAATTAGGTGGAAGCTCTTTCTTAGGTAATACAATGGCATTAAACAGTCAAGTAGGTAGTGGTTTTGATTTACAAAACATTCAAAATGATTTTGGAATCAATGTTACTAGAATTTCTACAATCTATGGTGGACTTAACTTAGTTATGGAACCATTATTTAGAAATCAACATGAAAACACTGCTATCATGATTGACCTTGCTAACGTTGCTTACAGACCATTAGAAGGTAATGGAGTATCAAGAGATACACAAATTATCACTAATGTTCAAACCAACGGTGTTGACGGAAGAAAAGACATGATTCTTACAGAAGCAGGTCTAGAAGTTTCTTTACCAGAAACACACACTGTATTACAGTTTAGTTAATACAAATAGGGGGGATGAAATATTCCCCCCTTATAATAGGAGAAAATTATGATGGTAACTAGAGCAGCTAAACAACTTATGGCTTTAAGAAAAATGACTAAACCTAATTTGAATGATTTACAAAATTATTCAGAAATATTAAGTCTAAATAAAAAAGCAGGTACAAGACAAAGATTGTACAATGAAACTGGTATGCATAGTGCATGGGATGTTATTAAAAAAAGAAGAGGTAAGTAATAATGAGTTTACAAACTGATATAGAAGCAATAGTTGGTAGCGTATCTAATATTACGTCAGCAACAGAATCTTTTTGTAAAGAAGGTAATAGATATATTAATAAAATTATTGCAAGAAATCCTGCACACGCTGAAAGACTAATGCAATCTGACAATGTAACAAATAGTGATGGAATGGGGTTGAATGCTGTTGTTGATCTTATTGCTGTTACAAGAGAAGATTCTAATACTGGTGGAAATGTTAGAGTTTGCAATAGAATAAGTTATGCTAACAGTTTAAATGCTGTTGATTCTGGTAGTATTTATTTTGCTACATTAAACGATCCTAAATATTTTATAGAAAATAATACTTTAAAAATATTACCAGTTCCTACTGCACAGCAAGCAGGTAAAGTAAAACATATATCTCCAGATGTATCTTTTGGTTTAGGTGTTAGCAGTATTCCTAATTTGCCTTCTGAATTTTTTATAGGAGTAGTTTTATATGCTGCTTTACAAGTTTTACAAAAAAGAATGAATGAAATAGATAAACCTACAGGAGCTACAAATTTAACTAATATAGACGCTAGCGGTGATGTTAATACAGAATCAGATAGAATTAATATTAATAAATGGTTTAACATTGCAAGTGACTATATTGTTGATGAAGATGTAGAATTAGCTACTACATATTTAAATAAAATAAGTACCTATTTACAAACATATCAAACAGAACTCACAGGTGATACCTCTCAGTATGGTTGGTATGAAAGTCAGTATTTTAAGACTTCTTCAAGACTTATGGAGTTTTTAAGAATGTATAGCAATGTACCTATGCAACCAACAGGAGTGCCAAATGAAGCTTCAGCAAATGATTGAACAAGTACAAAAACATCATCCTGATCTAGGTACTGTAGAAATTATTAATTTACTTAACCAAGCATCAGATGAGTTTTGTCAAAGAACTTTAATATTAGATGAAGCTACAAAGTTTAATACAGTAGCTAATCAAAGATATTATGGATTAAAAGATAGTATTATTGAAATTAAATCTGTTGATATGAAAGACAGTGAAGGTAATGTTAAGAGCATTAAAAGATTAATTGGTAGACCACAATATAGGGACTTAGACGATGCATAGATCACATGGAGATTCAATAACTACAAAAGAGCATGTATACTGGGTAGAAAGAGATTCTATTGCAATAGCATTAATGAATACAAATTCATCTGAAAAAAATCTTTTTACAAGTGTAGATGCTGTACATGAAATAACATTGTTTTATCATAAGAAAGCTACACATTTTGGTATCAATCCTTCTAATGATCAGTCTACATTAGAAACTACAGGTTTAATGACAGAAGAAAATGATATTCCTACACAATTTCATCAATACTTAGTTGATAAAGCTATACAACTAGGCTATGAAACAAAACCAGATATGATAGCTATGGCTCCATATTTTGAGAAAAAATTTGAAAAAGGAATAAAAGAAGGTAAAAGTTTTGCAAATAGAGGTCGTATAAGCGGCAGAAGAAGAATAGTTCAACATGGTTTTTAATGGCAAATACATTTAGAGTAGGACAATTTGGTTTAACATCTTTTGATGATCACAGTATGTCTTTAAGTGATTTAATTCATCATTTTAATGATAATATAAATGATAATTTTTCTGATGTTACAGATGCTTCAAGTAATATATATACCAATGTTGCAAAACTTACTAAACAACAAAGAAATGCTTTATATACTGATGTTCCTGAAGTTTCAGATCCAGTTTATGAAGATATGATAAAAAATACATAGGAGATTGATATGGGTGGAAGTTTAACTAGTCCAAATAAAATTAAAGATGTGTATAAAAAAATCGTTTTTTATGACGATAATAAATTAAAAATTGACAACGGTACAGCTGATGTAATTATTACAGATGCTGAAAATTTTGGAGAAGATACTGTTGGAGAATTAACTGATACTAATATTACTAGTCCTGCCAATGGAGCAGTATTAAAGTATGATGCAGCATCAGGTAAGTGGATAGATGATAACGACATAAATGGTGGAACATTTATATAAAAGGGGTAAGATATGAGTAATAAAATTAAAATTAAAAGAAATGCTAACTCAAATTATGATGCAACTACACTACCTTCTGGTTTGCATTATGGTGAATTAGCACTTCAAAACAATAGCAGTCAGTTGTTTATTGGTAGAATTACAGCAGATGATCAAGCTGATAGTGCAGCAACTACTGTACATTTACCATTATTGTCTGATTTAACATATGGTAACGGTATATCTGGAACAATAGAATCTGGAGTTACTGACAATAGTGCAACAATAGCTTTGGATATTGGTGGTATTTCTACAGCATTAACTTCAGGACTACATGATTCACAAGATCATTTTGCAGTATCTGATAATGGTACTTTAAAAAAGATTACATTTGCTAACTTGAGAAATGAGATATATGCAGATGTTAGTGGCGATGCTACAGTAGCAGCAGGTGGAGCACTTACTATAGCAGCAGATTCTGTTGAAGGAACAATGTTAAATACCAATGCAGCAGATACTACTACATTAGAATTATCAAGTGATACATTGTCTGTATTAAAAACACCATATGCTTTAACAGCAGGTAATGGTTTATTATCAGCTGGAGGAACTTTTGATGGTGGAGCAAATAGAAGCTTTACTGTTAATCCTGCTCAGACAACAATTACTAGTGTTCATAATGGTAGTTTAAAAGTTGGTAGTGCAGGAGATGACCATTATTTAGACTTTAGTACTGATAATGAAATTAGATTAATGAAACATGGTGGTACTGTATTTTTAAAAATTAAAGATGACTCACAAGATGAAGTTATTATTGGAGATGGAACTGCAGACGTAGATTTTATCGTAGATGATACATCTGGTAACAATGCATTTAAAGTACAAGCTAGTGACGGAGCAGTAACTGTAGCTGGTGCATTAACTACTGGTTCAATTAGTACAACTAATTATATTGGTAATAATGTAATAGCAAATACTTATAAGTATAATAATAGTGGTAGTGCTGGAGCAACAGCATTTACTGTTGGAGCTGCAGGTAATGTAACTTTTGCCGCAGCTTTAAACTTTACAACAAATACTCAAGTTAAAACAGGTACAGGTGGTAGATTAAGATTATATACTAGTGAAACAACTGTACAAGCAAATGATAGATTAGGTGGTATAGACTTTGCAGCACCAGATGAAGCTACTTCAGGAGATGCTAGATTACTAGCAGCTTCTATTGAAGCTGTTGCAGTTGGAGATTTTACCTCTACTTCTAATGCTACAAAACTTGTATTTAATGTAGGTAATAGTGAAACAGCAGCAGAAGCAATGATTATTGATAATAACAAAAAAGTTACTATTAAGGGAGATTTGCAAGTAGAGGGAACTACTACTCAAGTGGATTCTACTGTAGTAACAATAGACGATCCTATCTTTACATTAGGTGGAGATGGAACTGGTATAGATGACGCTAAAGATAGAGGTATTGAATTTAAATGGAATAGCGGTGGCGGTAAAGTTGGATTCTTTGGAATGGATGATACTGACAATGCATTTATGTATATACCTGATGCATCTGTTTCTAGTGAAGCATACTCAGGAACATTGGGAAATGCTAAATTTAGTTCAGTAGCAGCAACTGCAATAACAGGTGCTACTATTAACTGCGGTACATATTAAGGAAGTTAAATGTCTAATACGATACAAATAAAAAGAGGTAGTGGTGCACCTACTACTAGTGAAATTGCAGCTTATGAGTTAGCTTATGATTACACAGCTAATAAATTGTATATTCATGACGGAGATAGTAGTAGTATAGTTGAAGTTGGCGGTAGCAGTGGATTATCTTCTGTTAACAATTCAAACTGGTCTGGTACTGATTTAGCAATAGCTAATGGTGGTACTGGTGCATCTAGTGCAGCAGCAGCAAGGGCTAATCTTGGTTTATCTACTGGAGATACTTCTTCATTTTTAACTGGTGATCCAAGTATGTCTACTTCTGGCTATATAATGGTTAGAGGTATTGTTAATGAAAATGAAACTGGTTCAGCTCCAGCAGCTATAACTTTTGGGGACAATGCTACTTATGGCAATGACCAAATATCATTGGTTACTGCAGGAGCAAGAAGATTATTTGTAGCAACTAATGGTAATGTTACTATTGCACAAGATTTAGTAGTAAGTGGAGATATAGATTTAGCAGGAAATATTGATGTAGATGGCACGTTGGAAACTGATGCTTTAACAATTAATGGAACTGCGTCAGTCGCTTTTACTTCTGCAGATCATAGTAAGTTAGATGGTATTGCGTCTGGAGCTACTGCAAACACTGGTGATATAACAGCAGTAGTTGCTGGTACAGGATTATCAGGAGGTAATACAAGCGGTAGTGCGACTTTAAATTTAGATATTGATGGATTAGGATTAGCACCAGGAGGAGCAACAGATGATAGTGTTGCTATATATGACGAATCAGCTTCAGCTATAAAAAAATTACCTTTATCAGATATTGTAGCATTGGCACCACAAGGTGACATATTAGGTGTTAGTGCTGGTACAAACTTAAATGGTGGTGGTAATTCTGGAACTGTTACTCTAAATGTTGATGATGTTTTCTTAAAAAATAATGCTGATGATACAACAAGTGGTACTATAACTGCTGGTGGATTTACTACAACAGGTACTGTTACAGCGGGAGCTTCTAACAATAATATTAGATTAAGAACAGTAAGTAATGCTTCTAAGATAGGAGATACTTTTGCTGGTAACACAGACCAATCATACATTGATTTTCAAATAAACAATAGTAGTAATGACCCTGGTTACATTATGCATGAAACTAGAAGTGCTGAAGCAAATGAGGGAGTAATTCACTTATGTCCGTCAGACGATAATGCAGACGGAGATTATATTTCTATTCACGGAACAAATGATGCTGATAGTTTAAAACTACATACATCTGGTAAGATAGAAGGTGTTTCAACATTAGTTGCTACAACTTTAGATATATCTGGTAATGTAGATGTAGACGGTACATTAGAAACCGATGCACTAACTATTAATGGTACAGCATCTCTTGCATATACTAGTACAAAAGATAATAAGTTAGATGGTATAGAATCAGGTGCTACTGCAGATCAATCAGCTTCTGAAATACTAACTGCTATTAAAACAGTAGACGGTGGTGGTAGTGGATTAGATGCAGATACTCTTGACGGATTGCAGTTAAATTCTGGTACAAGAAATAACTCAGCAAATACTGTTGTAAGAACTCAAGCTAATGGATATATATTAGCTGGTTGGATTAATACTACTTCTGGGAATACTACAAACGCATCTACTGATTATTATGTAAACACAGATGACGGATACATAAGAAAGAAAACTTTAGCAAATGTAAGAACTGAAATTATGGGAGTTAGTGCAGGTACTTCATTTTTGAGAAGTGATGCTAATGATGACTTTAGTGGTGCATTGAATTTTACACCAGATACTGGCGTAATACTAAAAGTAGACGGACAAACTATTTTAGAGCGTATGACAGCAAACGGAGGTATTACTATTGGACACGATGACGCAGTTATAATTGCTGGTGGAGATACAAGTGGTGTAATGAATACCAACATAAACAATGCGACAGAAACAGTATTTGTAGGAGCAGAAGGTGGCTTGATAGTTTATGCATTTCCAAGTAATAATACATCTTGGAGCAATAGAAAAGAATTACAATATAATGGTACATCTTTAAGCGTAGAAGGTAATATAACATTAACTGGAACAGTAGATGGTAGAGATGTTGCTTCTGACGGAAGTAAACTTGACGGAATAGCAAGTGGAGCTACTGCTAGTAGTGGTACAGTAACAAGTGTTGCAACTGGTACTGGTTTAACTGGTGGAACAATTACTGGCTCAGGAACAATATCATTAACTAATCATAGTGGAAGTTTAATTACTTCTGGAACAGTAGCTGCAGCAAGAATTGCTAATTTACCTGCTAGTAAAATTACAAGTGGAACTATACCTTCTGCAAGATTAGA